CAATGTTTATACCTGCCTCAAGAGCTTACTATGGTTTCTTTGATGTAAAAACAGGGCAAGAAAAGGTAAAGGAAGCTGAAGAGCAATTACTAGAAGATCGTGAGGTAATTATAAAATCTGGCGATAGAGAAGCTTATAACCTACATATACAAAACTATCCTCTTACAATACAGGAAGCTTTCTTAAATACTAAGACTGCAAGATTTGACAACTCTTTATTGAATGCACAAAGATCAAGAATATTAGCAAGTAAAGACTATAGAAGTCAAATACAGCAAGGATATTTAGATTGGGAGTTTGATGAAAATGAAGAATTTACTGTAAGATGGAGACCGCATCCTGAAGGTCCATATAAAATATTAAATCATCCTGAGCCAGAATATAGAGACTTAGATATAGGTGGAATTGACTCTTACGATCAAGATCAAGCAGGCGCATCTGACTCTTTGGGAAGTGCAATAATTTATCGTAGATTTGTAGACACAGAACACGCAAGTGATTATGTAGTAGCAGAATATACAGATAGACCAGCAAAAAAAGAAGATTTTTGGGATGGTTGTTTGAAATTAGCTGTATATTATAACGCTAGAATGTTGGTTGAATATACTAAAATTGGTATACTTGACTATTTTAAAAGAATGAATGCTTTAAAGTATCTTAAAGAAAAACCAGAATCAGCACACAATCCTGGTACTAAAACAAGAAACAGATATGGTGTTCATATGAATAAACAAGTTAAGTCTTTAATGGAAGACCTAATGGACGATTACATTAGAGAAAACGTTGAAGATATTTGGTTCTTAGATTTGATAGAAGAATTAGCATCATATGGTACAAGAAATACAGACCGAGCTATTGCGTTTGGTCTTTGTCTTATACACAATGTAGATAATTATAGAATACAAGCTAAATCAGTAGAGGCAGAAAAAAAAGATATAGGTTTTAAATATTACGAGTTAGACCGTAACGGTGTACCAAAAATTATAAGATAATTATGTATAATAGTAGTAAATCAAGATTTCCAGCACAATTTGTATTAGAGTCTGAAAAAACACAAGAGTGGTGTGAAACATGGGTAAATGCAATAGTTCAATATATGGCGTATGCAGAATCACCATATAGAAACTCAAGAACAAATGACATACAGAACTACAACATATATAATGGAGATTTAGATCTTGAAGACTTTAAATATATTACTGAGCAATACGGAATGGCTTATCCTGCAAGGCTAGTTAACTACCCTATTATATCGCCAAAGATTGATTTGCTGGTTGGTGAAGACCTTAGAAGACCTTTAGATGTAAAAGTAAGCACAACTAATAAAGAGGCTGTACTTAGAAAAGAAGATGTTAAGGTTAACTTAATAATGAAACAACTTACAGAAGACATACACAAAGAGTTTTTTGATAAGACTGGAATGGAGATACCTCCACAAACAGATATGGAAGTTCCTGAAGATATAGATGTATATATGAAATACAACTATAGAGAAATGGTTGAAGAAACAGCTCAAGATGGTTTAGAGTATCTTATACAAAAATATAATTACGTAGATCTTTTTAAAGAAGGTTTTAGAGATATGCTTGTAACAGGTAAGGAGTTCTTTAGAATATACAACCAAAATGGTGATCCTTATGTTAGGCGTGTTGATCCAAGAAGCATAATATATGACATTAATACAACATCAGATTATTTAGATGATTCAGCTTGGGTTGGTGAAGAAAGATGGATGTCTTATACAGAAATACTAGACGAGTTTAGAGATGAACTTAACACAGAAGACATGCAGGAGTTGTCAGCTATGTATCAAATAGGTAGTCATGATGATTTATCTACTTACAATAGTGTGTTTGACTGGATTGATTATCAAGAAGGACAAGAAGTTAAAATTAGAGTTGTTTCTGTAGAGTGGAAGTCTATAAAAACTTTAAAGTTTAAATTATCTGAAAACAAATACAATCCAGAAAAGCCATTTATGAAACAAGTGGCTGATGATTACAAGCCAAGAAAAAAAGACAATATCAAAACAAGATATGTAGATGATATTTGGGAAGCTACTAAAATAGGGGGTAAAATTATGGTGCAAGCCAGAAGAAGACCTAATCAAGTTAGATCTGTAGATGATGCTGGTACTACTCAATTATCATACGTGGGTTGTGTTAGAAATAATACTACAGGTAGATCTGTATCTATGGTAGACCTACTTAAAAATATACAAATGTTATATAACGTAGTTATGTATCAAATTGAATTAGCATTAGCTCGTTCAGGTGGTAAGGCTGTGGTATATGATGTTTCTCAATTACCTACAAATCTAGGTATGGATATGCAAACTGTTCTTTATCACTTAAAAACAGATGGTATTATTCCAATAAACTCTAAAGAAGAAGGCGGACAGGTTTCTAACTTTAACCAGTTTAGTCAAGTAGACTTTACTCTTTCTAACTCTGTACAGCAACTAATAAATCTTAAGATGATGCTAGAGCAAACTGCTGGTCAGATTTCTGGTGTATCACCTCAACGTGAAGGTGCTGTAGGTCAATATGAATACGTAGGCAATGTACAGCGTAGTGTAGTACAATCAGCTACAATTACAGAAAGTTTATTCTATTCTCATGCAATGGTCAAAAAACGTGTGTTTGAAAGAGTTGCAAATCTTATGAAGGTTTGTTGGGCTGGAGGTAAGAAAGCATCTTACATACTTGGAGATGGTGCGTTTAAGTTTTTAAGTGTAATGCCAGACGTAGCTCTACAAGACTATGGTATATTTATTGGAGATTCTGGTAAAGATGATGCATTACGTCAATCACTACAACAAATTGCACAGGCAGCCGTACAAGGTGGTCAGGTTAGCTTATTAGATGTAATCAAAGTATTTAAGGCTGATACATTTACTGAAGCTGAACATATACTTGAAAGAGCAATGGAAGAAATGAAAGCTAATGAGGCTCAACAACAAGAGCAACAACAAGCTATGATGCAAGCGCAAGCTGAACAAGCTCAAGCAGCATTTGAACAACAAGTACAATTAGAACAAGTTAAAAACGAAGCTAAGATACAAGTTGCACAAATACAGTCTGAAACTGATCTTAAGATTGCTGATATGAAATCAGATGATGCAAGAGAAATGTCAGACGTTGCGCATCAAGTCAAAAACAAACAATTGTTTTTACAAAAGAAACTTGAGCAAGATCAAAAATTAGATGACGCTAAAGCTATGAACACCCCAGAAGACGAGGTTAAGCCAGAGCGTAAACAAAAAATTCAAGAAATACTAAAAAAATCTTAGTATATTTGCAAATTAGGGAACAAAAAACTATAAAATATGTCAGAAGAACAAAGTAATTTAGTAGAAGAAGCGTCAAACGATGCTCCTACAACAGAAACAACAAGTAATGAAGCTCCAGCTTTTGATCCAAAAGCGTTTGCATCAGATCAAACAATGGAAGAGTTTCAAGGTAAATACAATGAAGAAGCAGCTGAAAAATTTGAAGAAACTCAAGAGCCTGCTCAGGAAGAGGATAGCTCTGAGCCTGAAGATGGTTTTTCTTGGGACAAAATTGAAGTTGAGAAAAAAGAAGAAGCTGAACAACCAGTTGAAGAAGTCGAAGAAGATTGGGACGCTGTACCTCAAGCCGAGTCTACAGAGGAAGGCGAGAATACTGAAGAAGCTGGAGAACTAGACTGGGGACGATTTGCTAAAGAAATGGGTTTACCAGCAGACACATCTAAAGAAGATTTGATTGCTGCTCTTAATTCACCATTTATTGAGCAACCTAAAAATGATGTAGTAGATAAGTTAAACGAATACTTATCATACAGCGACAGAGAGCTTGTTGCAGCCGAAATGAAAACAGACGGCATGGAAGAGTTTGAAATAGAGGAAGCTATTGATAAAATGGAAGACTCTGGTGTTCTTAAAAGGGAAGCATATAGAATTAAAAGACAGCTAAACGCTGCATTAGAAAAAGAAAAAGAAAAATTCTACAAAGAAAAGCAGCAAGAACAAATGTCTGCAAAAGAAAAAGTAGAAAAAAATAAAAAAGAATTACAAAGTCACTTAAAATCTCTTGAAACATTCATGGGTGGTAGAGTGACTAAAGGTCAAGCGCAAGATGCTTATAAGTATATAACGTCTGGTAAAATGGCTGAGGACATTTGGAACTCTCACGACAATGCTTCTGAGGTAGCTATGTTCATGCTATTTAAAGACAAGTTTGCTAAAATCTTGCGCTCCCAAGGACTTGAAGATGGTAAAGCGTCTATATTAAACGACATTACCTCACCAAGTCTTAGTAGTAAGGGTTCGGTACAGACTAAAATGAAAAAATCTGGATTTGATCCTTCTGCGTTTATGAGAGAATAAGTATCAATAGTTAGGGCGATGCCCACATACTTAGTATAAATATTCTGGAGTAATTTAATAAGTGTTTAACAATTAATTTAAAGTAAATTTATTATGGCAAAGATTTATACTGGAACTTTTGGTTCTGGAACATCTGCTGAGAATGCTTTGAATACAGCGCTTATGCAATACCCAGAGATTGCAAAGACGTTGATTCAACAGTATCCTCGTTATTCAGCGACTTATCTTTTAGAAAGAACTGGTCGTTATGCAAGTGAAAAAGTATTAGGAGACAATTCTTTCGAATGGAAAGTAATGGGACGTTATAACGCTCCTTCTTTTAGTACAGGATACGTTAAAGGCGTATCTGCTGATACATCATGGACTAATTCACCTACAGCTGCTTCTACAGTAAACTGGGCAGGTGCTGATGCTACCAATGACGTATTTGAAATTCTTATGGACGGTACTGCTTCTGACAGAACTCCTGATTTCTTAAACAAGTTTGATATGGTTAGATTCCAATCTGGAGCTACTGCACTTGTTTTAGAAGATCCAAGAAGTAATGATTCAGGTCAAGGTGCTGTTGGTGATAGAATTGTAAAGTTTGAAATTATTAACGCTACTGCTCAGCCTGTATTATTGACTGACGTAGCTGATGAAGCTATTATTGCTTCTATTGGATCTGCTTTCCCTAACGGTTCTAACGGAGCTGATGTAGGTGAAAACTACGCATATCCTTCTACTCACAAGAACTACTTAACTACAATGCGTAAGAAGTGTTCTGTGACTGGTAAAGATTTAACAGATGTTACTTGGATTGAGAACAATGGTCACAGACTATGGTACTTTACTAAAGAGCAAATGATGATGGATGAGTACATGTATCAGCAAGAGCTTCAAAGATGGTATGGTCGTTCTTCAGTAACTGACACTTCTTCTGTACGTC